TAGCCCACACCTGTACCTCCGAGGAGCAGAAACATAGCCTCCCCAAAAGCACGAACATCGTCGATAGGCATATAAGCACAGTTAAACACTCGGTTTGGCGCAACCTCAATCGGCTTGCCTCCAAACTGCATTGATCTCATAGAAGGCAGAACTTTCTTTTCATACACAAACTTGTATGCTGCCTCAATCTCTTCTTTCATTGCTGGAAACTTCTTAATATGCATCGCTTTATTACGATCCACTAACTCCTCGTATGTTTCCCTACGATATTTATCCGCAACATAGCGAGCATACTTCATATGCACAGTGATGTCCGACAAAATCTCTGACGCTAACTCCATTTTGGTTTCTCCCTAATCTTTTTTCTTTTGTTTGTCTCTAAATTTCTTATATTTTTCTTTTAACACTTCGCTTTGGTCTTTCGCAGTTAACATTGCTTTTTCTTCGCCTGTTTGCTGCAATACTTCTATTTGAACATTTGCGGTATGCATAGAAATTGGATATACAATGCCATCAGGGCCGTTTCTGTTCTTAGCGACAAAAACACGGCCTGTGTTAGCTTGCTTATCCTCTACGGTTCTCGAAAGTGAAAAGATAAAGTCAGCAACGAAACACTTGTTAAAGGCTTCTGAGATAGATTCCAATGTAATAACTTCTGCATTTAGTCCTGACCTATTTGTTTGTGATGCGGTCCAAAGGCAGCAGTCAAATTCCTTTGCCAATCCTCGCAACTCTTCATAAATAGATTCCAATTCGTTTCTTTTCTCTTTTTGAGCCGAAACAGGGCGCAACAAATCGCCATAGTCAACAATCACCATATCAGGATTGATATCCCGCATTTTCAGTTTTTCTAAGTGAGTCTTTAATGAGCGCGTAGATGCTGACTTCGTGGGATACTCCTTCACGATTAGTGTTCCCTCCACGTCCTGCACCTGCTCATAAATCTCTTCTTTGAAAGAGTGTAACTGACCAAGGGGAATCTTAGTGATGCACGAATCATAACGACTCGCCACAACAGTGTCGGCCAACTCAAGCGTATAGTGAACAACAGTTTTCCCTAACTTTAAGGCTTCTGCCCCCAAGTGTACAAGCACCATTGACTTCCCTGCCCCCGTTGGCGCGATAACTACGCCTAACTCGCCCTTGCCGAGTCCACCTTTACATAGTCCGTCGATGTCGTTCCAGCCCAGAGAAATAGGATTTCGGGCCTTGATTTCAAAGCGACGTTCGAAGTCTTTTAGGTAGTCATAGCCGTGGTCGGAGTGGTCACCCAATTTGATGGCATCGTTAATAATCTTAGCAATTTCATCAAAAGAGGACTTTTCGAGCAGCGGAACAGACTTAATCATCGCTTCTTTGAGTTTTTGCTTACGACAAAATTCAAGAGAAATCTTCTTAATATAGTCTGAACCGCTTACCTCGGCGTTGTGAATACGAGCAAAATAATTTCTCAATTGTTGTTGAGTTGCTGCGTTCTCATCGTCGAGTTCCGCACGAATAACAGAGATCATAATACGATAAGTTGGATGAACACCATACTCCTCGCGATACTCAAATATTTTCTTTACGAAGACACGGAGATAGTGAAGCTCTAGAAAGTTAATGTCTAGAACCTCCATAATCTGGTCTGCGAATGGCCGATCTTGAAGAATCATTTGACACAATGACTCTTGAAAATCTTTACCAAATTTACTGAAACTTGGTTTGTTGTTTTCCAAGTGAACTCCCCCGTGGATTATTAATATAGCCTGTAAAGGCCCTGCTGTCAAGCAATCATCTTATTTTTTTCTACGATTCCTCGGAGCATCGCCATAAGCTCGGACCAATCGTAAGAACCGAAGCCGTGCTCGACAGACGCACGTTTTAGTTCGGTGGCGTTCAACTCAAATTCAAAGTTGTCAAGGGCATAGTTGACTTTTCGTCGCCCTTGGACAGAGATGCTTGGCGGTGTAAGATTCATAACTTTATAGTTAGTCTCTACCACATCCCAATCTTCTACAATTCTTTCGTGAAATTTAAGTTTGCCTTCTGCGTTGGCGCAATGGTCGTAAACTTCACTAAGTGTATGCATCTCGTTGTCGATAAGGAAAGGCAGGCGCTTTGCGATGGTTGGCAAGCCTGCACCCTTGATTCCTGCAAGGTTGTCGGACTTATCACCGGCAATCGCTCTTGCAATAACAAAATTTTCCGGCGAGATTCCGTATTCCTCAATAACTGTGTTCTTCGTCCACGCCTTCTTTTGGATGGGGCGATAAAGGACCGTCTCGTCGTCAAGCAACTGTAGAAAGTCTTTGTCTGATGAAACAATAACCTTTTGCCAACCCTTGTACTTGGGTGAACCTGCGATCATAGAAATGATGTCGTCTGCCTCCACACGATCGAGCATAAGTTGGATGATGGGCATCTCGTTCAGCATTTCCATAAGGATGCGCTGTTGCCAGACCATATTCTCTTTCTCAGACTGCTCTGACATACCCTCTACCTCGTAGTTCTTACGGAGAGGCTTCCTACCCTTCTTGTATTCTTTGACGGTCTGACGACGCTTCTGTGAGCCTCCTGCACCGTCCCAACAAATAATAACTTGGTCTGGCTTGGACTCTCGCATCAACTTCTTGACCGAGTTAATAAAACCAACAGCCCCACCGATTGGGTTGCCGTTGGTTGAAATCATCGGATTAACAATGTAATTCCGAATAAACATATTTAGTGCGTCAATAACTACTACACGTTGCATAAAAAACCCCCTGACTGTTATAGTATAACATCGTCAGGGGGTATAGTCAAGGATAAAAAAATTAAAGTTTGAAAACGAACCTTACACCGTGCCTATGGCGATGGTGCCTATGATGATGCACTCTGCGAACAACGGTGCGTGGGACGTTTCTACAAAAAGTAACATTTTTGAAGTGCCCTCGGACCCAAAGCCCTCGTCTATTATAGTGAGCGGGTACATACTGTTTCTGGACAGAACATACCTTTTGCACTACCGTTGTTCTAACTGTGTGTGCTTTTGCTTCGGGTGCGAATCCAAACATCATCCCCAAAGCAACGAAAAAAGAAAAAATAAACTTCATAATGAGCCCTCCAAAAGCTACTTGTCTTTATTAGACGGCCAAAAACAAAGTTTATTCATCTTCTCCATCAATATCATAAAATTCTTTTGCGTCAACCTCTTTCTTCTCAAACTTCAAGATAACTTCTTCTTCCATAATCTGTAGAATACGGTTTCTGAACTTGTCGTCTTCGAGTTTCTTCATCCAAGTTGCTGTTTGGAACTTTTCTTCTGAGCCATCTTCGTGCTTCAGTGTAAACCATGCACCTGCGTTGCTGATCTGACTTGAAGACTTTACAGCCTCCAACCAAGACTCTTGGTCTTGAATCTTCACATCATCGCCAGCCCACATAATCTTAAATGTACATTCTCTCGCATCAGACCCAAAACGGGACTTCTTAATCTTTGCTTTCACCTCAGTACCAACACGGAAGCCTTTGTCATCATAAAGATAGCTAGCCTTACCTCGTCTCGCTGTCAGCCAGATGCGAAGAGAATAGGCGTAGATAGCAGCCTTTCCACCGGGGGTGAAATAAGGCTCCAGACGCGCTTCCGCGATGTTACTTGTAATGTTCGTTTTTAGCTGATTAAGAATCAGCAAGGTTGATTGAGAGTTTGCAATAGGGACTGTTAGTTTAGCAAATCCCTTTGAAAGAATACGAGGCTTGACTGCCATACTGGATAGAGGGTTGAAATCGCCCTCGATGTCAGTAATAGCAGGCGTCATCGCAAGTGAATCCCAGATAAAGAGCATTCGGTTTTCGTTACCTGCCAAAAGCTCTTCAATAGTTTCTAAGACAAACTCGACTGATTGTGCTTGAATGTAAAGTAAGTTATCAATGTCACAACCAGCGTTTGCCAAGAAGTCTGGGTCAACGGCAGACTCAGAATCGAAATAAACAACGTCAATCCCCATTTTCTGGGCGTTGCCTGCGATCTGAGCCGCCATGTATGATTTACCAGAAGCGGAAAGGCCAGCAATCTCGCTGATTTTACCGATTGGAATACCAGCATACTTGCCGCGACAGATGATAGAGTTTAGCCATCTAGATCCAGTTGGAATCCACTCTTTGACCTCGGTCGGGTTTGTGCCCGAAAGGTTGTGGGCAACCTCTTCACCTGCTTTCTTATTAACAATCTTTCGCATATCTGCGATAGACAGTCTTCCTGCCTTTTGCTTCTTTGCCCTAGCCATTATCGGTCAACCGTCAAATAGCCGTTAGGGGTCTGAACAGATGCCTTCCATCCAATAAGCGGATAGGGATCGTTCTTTAGATCAGCAAGAGGAATATCAAACTCAGCCGAAAGCTCAGTGTAACCACGCTTATGGTCGTACTTCTCGGTCGAATGTTCAATCCAACCAAAGTTCCAGTGATTTTCCTCAATGACTTCTGACACAAAGTCAGTGAACGCTTCGTCGCCTCGCTCATACTCGTCAAGCAAACCTTCCTCTCGCATTTCATCAAGGATCTCGTTGCCTTTCTCGTAGAGAACGCCACTTGTGATAGCCTCTGCCAGTGTATAAGCAAAGCCAGTTTCACCCATCGCTGTTTCGATGTGTGTTTCATTAAAGTGGAAAACTTCTGCTCCCTCTTCAATGCTGAAATTAACTTTTGTATCATCTTCGACACCAAGTGCCTTAATCTTCTCGTATAAACTCATTATCCCTCCTATTCGTTGATACTCATAACTTCGATCTCAAAATTAAGATCTTTACCGGCCATTGGATGGTTAAAGTCCAATACGACGGTTTCGTCTTTTTCTTCCATAATAGTCGCCACTAGAGGTTGACCTGTGGGTGCTTGACCCTGCACAACTTCGCCTGTCTTATAAATAAAATCAGGTGGGAACATTGTTTTAGGCACTTCTTGGACAGCGGCTTCATCAACCGGCCCGTATGCTTCCTCGGCTCCAAGGTGGATATTTTTGACCTCACCCACGGTCATACCCAAAAGGGCTGCATCAAAGCCTGCAATCAGTTGACCTGAGCCAACTTGAACTTCCATTGCTTGTCCGCGATTTCGCGAGTTATCAAACTCACTGCCGTCATCAAGAGTGCCACGATAGTGGACACTGACTGTTTGACCGCTTTGTACTGTACTAGTCATAATATCTTCCTTATTTAAAATGTTGAGACATCTGTAGACCCATGCCTCCCTGCGGTGGGGGATTTACTCCGCGTCTGCAATGTCCGTGTCTTCTGACTTCTTCATCGCTTGATTGACTTGGTTGCGGACAGCCGCTTCCTGTGCCTTCTCAACGAGTTCATCAGCTACAACGACAACTTCCTCTGCAACCTCTTCGGGTGCTTCGGTGCTGTGGACGTGGACAACCTTTTCTTCCGTCTCAGCCTCATTCACAGCAACCGTTTCTGCTGGAATGTTAGATGTGACCGAGAACCAACTCACCAAGGCGAATACAATGGCAATGCCTGCGCCCATAGTAATAAAGTTGCTTGTTTTTTGTTCACTCATAATATTTCCTTTAAAGTTAAAAAATGAGGCACCTGTTATCCCTGTGCCTCCCCGTGGGTCGTGTATCAGCTACCAGTGCCAGTTCCGGTGCCCGTTCCAGTTCCAGTACCAGTGGTGGTACCAGTTCCGGTCGTAGTTCCGGTGCCGGTGCCAGTCGTGGTGCCAGTGGTCGTACCCGTGGTAGTTCCAGTGGTTCCAGTCGTGGTTCCGGTGGTGGTCTCAGTGACCGTGGTAGAAGTGGCGACGATTGCCGTATCAGCGGTCTCATCAGCCTTCTCCTCGCCACAACCAGTGACAAAAGAGAGAGCGGCGAGTGCTGCCACACCAAAGACCGCGCCGAAGACGTGATCACGATTTATAAAACTGAACATTTTGATATTTTCCTTTATGCGTTCATTAGTTCGTTAAAAGCACTGTCAACCGAAGTTGTCGTGCCATTGTTGTCGTACTTGACAACATCATCGCCAGCGGAATCTTCACCAGCCAACCACTCATCGAGCATTGTCTGGATTTCCTCTGGACTTTTGCGCGGAAACAGACTGTCAAAGTCTGGAATACTTTCGAGAAGTTCCGCACACTTCTCGGGTCCACCGATTGCGTCATCGCAAAGCGGAGACGTGCGGCGTCGTGGAGTCAACGTTGTCTGCGGGAACTGTGCCCCTGCTGGCTTACCATACTTGAGAACAAGGTCGGTGCCAGTTTCAACGTCGGTGATGTCGCCATACTCGGGGTTGAGAACAAGGTTCAACAACTCCTGATACGCCATCTTACCAAAGCCCCAGATACGGACTCCCTTCTCTTCCTCACCGCGAACCAACACGGGAGCAAAGAAACGTTGACGAGCCATAAGGTTCTTCGCCATCTTGATAGAATCCTCTGTTCCATCCTTGAACAACTGGCGAACGAAATCGTTCAGCGGGTCGTCAACACCGAAGTTACGCTTCGGCGAGAGGAAACCGGGGTTCTTACCCAAGTT